ATAGTTACATATTGTAACCCATATTCTTCTTTATCCCAATAAAGTGCCTCTAATTTATCACCTACTTTGAATTTTATCATAGCGTTTTCCGTTTCTCTTTGGTGTTAAAGGTTATACCATTTTGTTGGGTTCAACGATATGGTGTTAAAGGTTAATATCCCAATAGTATTCGCACTTGCCATTCTTTATTGGTACTTCAAAAAAGAAGGACTGATACATTCCTGTGGTGGCGGTAAAGCGGTAGCAGGTTTCTTTGAGAGCGCAGCCCTCTGCTGTGCATTTAGTGATGTCGGTCATAGTTTATTTGTGGTCGGTTCAGGACTTGCACCTGCCTTTTTGAAATACATATAGGTGGAGAATCCCGTGCCTAAAACATTCAATGCGCTACTCGCTCCGCACCCGACCATAGTTTAAAGTGTTCCAACAATAGTGTATGAGTCCAAGTCCTCACCCAAGATAAAGAACTGCTTGTACAATTCAATCGCCTCAAGGGTCTTGCGCTCTCCCTCTGCCACGAACTCGGGGCTGACGGAGTAGATGCCTATGTCAAGGCTTCCTTTGTCAATAGCGATAAAAAAGAACTTGTCAATCGGCACTCCAAAGAGTCGGGTGTAAATGAACGCTTGTACGTCATAACCATATTTGCGAGCTGAAAAAGGGAAGGCTCGGAGGTCTTGGGTACTTTTGATGTCTGCGAGAAACCCATCAGCGTAGATGTCAGCCTTCGCCCTAAAGGGCAGCCCTCCAATCATACCAATTTTAGGTACTTCAAACTCGCAGCCTGTGATAAGCCCAAGCACGTTCTCGTTACGCAGGAGCGCATCCGATATCCTCTGGGCTTCGTTGTACTCCTTACGGGTGCAGAGGTTACGCTTTCCCTTCGCATCTTGCCACGCCTTTGCGTTCTTACTCTGGACTTCTATCACCTCGTAGTCCGCTACCTTGTGAGGCTCAAGAGCCATCAAGTGAACGAGCCTACCTACTGCAAAAGCATCGGAGTCATCGCTGCCATATTTGGTAACGTAGTGGTAGGTCTTGGGTGATGTCAGTAGCAGCTTGCAAGCACTGGATGATAGGGCATTCTTGCCGAGTACCCCGTAGTAAAAGTCATCATCCTGCATCTTCTCAAGGACTGTTTCCATATCCCAAGTGCTGCCGTCAAGTAGTTCTATGATTTTCATTTTGTTTCGGTATTGAATGCTGCTTCGTACCATTGGTCAAAAGTTAGCTCGTTGCGTTGACCTGCGTAGTAGGCCAATAGGAGGTGGTTGCGCTCAATTTCTTGAAGAAGATTGATAGAGCTTTCGTGGATTTTTGTTGTGCCATCAGTCGCAGGGTAGTGACGGAGCATTTGTGTTGTGGTTTTCATTTGATTGGTTTTATTCTTCTGATGCGACTTGGGTTGCCCAATTCAGCCACTTGGCGTAGATGTCATCGGCAAGCTTGGGGGCTTCTCCATAAATGGATGTGGTGGGGTAGGCTACGGTGTTGGTGTAGCCATCCTCGTTGTAGGTCTCCTCAACGTAGGTGATGTCCATCTCGTACTCGTAGAAGTCAGCAACGTGGGCATAGCCAAGCCACTTGGCAAGAATCTCATCGGAGTTCTTGTCATCTGGGTTGTAGTCCTCAAGGGCATCCCAATAAGACTGCGGCAAAAGGTCGGCATCTTCGAGCCAAAACTTTAGGTCGTTGTAGGTAAAGGTCATCTTAAAGGCTTATTAGGAATTCGACAAGGGCAAGGCTGCCAATAAGGGCAAAGATAATCGCAACGGAGGCGATTGTCTTGGCAAGGTAAACTTTGAATTGATACATCTGATTGGTTTTATGGTTAAGACCTACCGAAGTAGGTTTCGGGAACTAATCCCTCATCAGTTAACCTTGCCGTAGTATGAAAGTCCATATGCGTCTAAAACTAAATCATTCGGGAAGAAGTTTCCCTTTGGCATATCTTGAGCCAAATCAAGGTCGGCTTGAAAATTGCCAAATGAATCATATACAAGTCCTTTCTTAATTAAGCTGCCAACTACGCCCTTTTCAGTAGCGTTAAGTTTGTAATTGTAGCAGGTGTTGTTGAGCATATCGTAGTTCCCAACAATGTTGTCAAGCATAGAGAACTCTAAATCGGTGAGTTCGTTTTTGATGTCGTTAATAGTTTTCATTCTGATTGGTATTAAATGTTTATCAAATATATAACAAATAATTTAATTACCAACAATGCAACAAAAAAAAAGAGGACTACTTGCCCTCCTTCCATTGTGTGTAGCAAACTGCTATTGCTTGGTCTTTATTTGGGTACTCGCTTGCGATGGCCTCCAAGCAGCGTTGGATGTATGCGGATTGCTTTTCACCGCTTTGTACTTTAGGAATTGGCATATATCTTTTTTGCTTTTGTTAAATTTAAGAAACCAACAACCTTATCTACCTTCTCTTTTCTTGCAAAGTCAGTTGTTGCAGGCATTTTTTTGGTCTGCCAGTCTATTTCAAGAGATGACAAATTAAAAACATAAATTCCAACCGGTGTGGAGTTGATGTATATCGGGGTTGTTCCGTATTTCGTAGCGCGACTTATTAGATTATCATACTTCATCTTCTCAATTAGCAAATCATCGTAGTGCGTTCTCCTGCATTTTAGCTCTATGTCATATTTATATTTTGCAGAGTAACAATCCCAATGCGACATCGGCTCATCACTCATCTCTAAATCGGGTATATGATTTTTTTGGAGATAATCAAACAACTCCTGCTCGCTCATCAGTAAGCGTTGTATAGGGTCTCAAGCTCCTGCACCCTACCACGCAGGCAAGAGCCGCAGTTGGTTGGCTTTACCGAATCCTTAAAGACTCGGTTGTAGATTCTATTGACCTCCGTCTGCTCAATGGCGGTGACGGTGTTTCTGCCTCGCATCTTGCCAACAAACTCATACTCCTCTTTGGTCAAGCACTCTGGCTTCCGGTAACGAAATAGCTTGTTTAGTTTCTCCTTGCGAGCATCACATCCGCAGTCTACGCCTGTGGTTTCGCTAAACCAATCCACCGCAGCCTTGATGCCTGTGGCAGTTGTGATTGTTTCGATGGTATCACCCAAGCCGCTTGGCTTCTTTGTACGCTTCGTAGGTTTCTTGGCAATCTTCTTGGATTCGCTCTCTTGCATTTTTTAGTGTGTTGAAAATTGAACGTGCTGAAATCTTGGTCTCATCCGCTAAAGTACGGATGCTCATATCGGTGTTGTGGTATAGTGCAAATATCTTTTTGTCGTACCAATGCCAGTCCGTCTGGGTACTCCATACCTTATCATAGAGTTGGATTAGCTGAACCTCTGCATCTTCGTTGGCATCTTCGTAGATAAAGTCCTCAAGGATGTCAACGTCTACAAATTCAAACCTTGACCTTGTGCGCATCAAGGTGGCGTACATATTGCGCAGCGTAACGTACACAAAGAAGGTATTTACCTCCGTCTCGTTGTACATTATTTTCTCGGCATCATCCACATATTTGTACAACCGAACGTACATTTCTTGTACAAGCTCTTGGGCAAGGTCATCACTCGCCCCGAAGCTCTTGCACATCCGAATCCAGTCCGTCTGTCGCTTTGCTAATACTGCGAGGAGTTCCAACTAATTTCAAAAATTATCACAAACAAAGCAAATTGCAGTTCGTGTTGTAAGTCCTCGCCATCTTGGTCAGTCGTGGAGGCGTAGTTTACGCCAAGCAACAATCCTGTCAGAGGCCAAATGTTTACTTCAAAATTCATCAAAGGTGCGTTTTAGAGTTATATACAATTCCTTGTATTTAGATAACTCCGCAACGACTTCGTTTAGTTTATTTAGTTCAACCTGCATAGATTCAAAGTCGGGCTTGTCAATGCAAGCCATAGGGTTCTCCTCAAGAACGCAGCAGGCCACCTTGTAGTAGTGCTGATAGTCCCCGTAGATTAGACGGTCTTTGTGCATCCTTACGGCATACGCTACCGAGCTATGGTCTTTGTCTATGGCTTCTCCTAATTCGTGGAGCGTAGCGTGGTTTCGGAATGCTGAAACGAATGCTGCTCTTGCGGTGGATTCCTTGTGCGCGCGGCCTCCGTTATCAGAAAAGCCCAGACGGGCAAAGTACTGCTCTTTAGATACTTTTAGTTGACGTATTTCAAATGGTCTCATTTGCATTTGCAGAGTTTAGCTCTGCCCTCTTGATGATTGGTTATTATTTTGGTGATTGGCATAGTGAAGTGCTTGTGGTCTTTTAGTCTTTTGAACTTCATCTCACTCGCCCATTCTACTAAATTGTCATCTTTGTCTTGTACAATGGTGTAGTCCACCACAAGGTAGTCTACTCCGTCTACTGCAAAGCATTCGTACTTCTGGAAGGGTGATAGAATCTGCTTCATAGCGAGTCCTCAATAATCCCTTGCAGACGTTGTATCTCGTAAATCATTTGCTCCGCATCAACTCGTAGCTTGGAGTTCGCCAAGTACATCTCGTTCATTTTGCCTTCGGTGAATTGGCGGTAATCAATAAACTGCTGCAAGAGTAGGTCTGCGTAGTGGCAGCTCATAACGTGGTGCAGCAGGTCATCCTGTACCTCTCTGCCGTTTGCTTTATCTGCTGCTTGCTTTGCCAACCACATCGCAGTACCTGCAAGCATCAACTGCTTCTCCCTTATGTAAAGGTCGTGAGAGTCATCAGAAGGGTACATAGCTCTGTGGTGTTTCATCAGTTTTAATTGGCAGCAAGTTACGCCCGTTTATCACGAACCCAACATTACCTAATACGCTCTGAAGTATTAAGGGTGTTTCAAGGGGCGTGATGCGCCCTCCCGACTCCATCTCCTTGACCTTCCTAACGTGAATGTGCGTGTATATCCAATCGGTTTCGTGGGCTGCAAAACGGTGAATCACAACAAAACAGTCGCTGCGAGAACTCCACTTGCCGCCACCTTCAACATCTGCCGCATTTGGTGGCATTGGCATCCCTTCGTATTGGTGTCCCTTAAAAAACACTTTGCGCATCGCTTCAGTAACTGGGTGTGCGTTGACTATGGTGGTGACGTTATTCTGATGCGCAAACACCCGAAGCGCAGAGGCTACCTCGTAATGGTATTCGTGCATCCCTGTCTTGCCTAATTTCTTTTGGTCTGTGCTTAATGAGTTGTAGGGGTCTATCAAAGCACCGGTGTAGTTCCACTCATTCTTGATAGAACTCATCACCTCAAGAAGTTCAAAGGCGGTGAATAGCCTGTTGCCGTCTATGAACTGGAAGTACTCGTTAATGAAGTCGAGCTTGCGGAACATCATCCCTTCATCAATGCCTTGTATCGGTTTGCAGACCAAGAACTCAATGAGCTTGCGCTTGAGGCTTGGCACTTCGTTCTCTGCGGAGTAGATGAGCCACTTCTTGCCGAAGTTGTACGACTGAAGCAACATCAGATAAAGGAGCGTGTGGGTCTTGCCCACATTGGCGTGGCCTACCACAACCACGAACTCACCGTCTTTAAGGCGCAGGTATTGGTCTATCTCATAAACACCGAGCTTACCTGTGTCGTAGTACTTGCCCTTTAAGGCTCTCTGGAGGTATGGTAACGAAGATTCGTTAGGTAGTAAGTCTGGGTGTATCATTGTTTCTGATTGGTTCACAAATATAGAAAAATAATTGACATAAAAAAACCCCTCCGTAGAGGGGCTTCACACAACGACCTAATATAAAACCAATCAGAAAGGGTCGTTGCGATTTGCGAAATGCTCGGTGTGTGATGCAGGAGCTGCGCTTGCACCTGTCATCCAAGCGTTAAACGTCTCTGCGTTGGCAAGGATGGTGTTCACATCGTGCTTGGCAGCACAAGCGTACTCCACCGCAGCCTTCAGCGCAACCTGTCGGATGATAGAAGCAGAACGCTCATCGTTGCCTTTAGGGGCAGATGGTGTGTAGCTTGAACCGGTAGATGCACCATAAGGATTGGGGCGTTGGATTTTCACCGTGCCTTTCTCGTTCTTGGTGTACTCTACCTCATCGCCTACTGCGTAGGGAGGAGTCTGTGATTTGGCAAAGGCAGTACCGAAATCGCCTGTGTCGAAGCGAATTTCGAGTTTGTGTAAATCCTGCCACATACCTGTGGGGGTGATTGAAATAATTTTAGGCATAATAGATTGGTTTTAGATAAATAGAATTGATTGCTGCTCTAAAACTTCGATACGAGCTTGAAGCTCTGCTACCTTGTTTTGAAGTGCTTGGATTTGTGCTTGTTGCACTTGCACCATTTCGGTGTAAACATCTGAAGAAAATGATAGTGTCATAACTGATTGGTTTTAAGTTATGCAAATATACAACTTATTCTGTTACCAACAAACCCGTGAACGTAATTTCTGCGGTGTCTTTTGGAATTGTTGTATCGTGTACAAGCTTTAGGGAATGCACATATTTACGGGAGTCATCCTTCACGCCTCCCCAAGTCTTGAAAGCATCCAGAGCAAACTTCACCGCCATAATTGCATTGTCAATATCGTACCGGTAGTTCACCTTGCAATGGATGTGGACATCCTTTATCTCTTGCAGGTCGTACTTCTCAAGCTGCGACATCACTTCTTTGGATGCCAACTCCTTTGCCTTTACTCTGGCAGTCCAATGCTTGGAGGCGTAGAAGGCGTTTAGGCTCGGCACTTTGCCGACCACAATCTTGTAGGTCAATTGTCGGGAATCAGATAGCCGCATTGGATGGCGAAGTGCAGGTCTATCTTGGCAATCTCACCGAGTAGTTCTTGTTCTTTGTATTTGGCCTGTTGGCGTGAGTTGTAATCGGATTCGCAGTTAGCCATCAGCGTAGCGCATTCCTCAAGAATGAAGTCTATCTTCCTGCGTTTGGCGGGGTTAGTATAGTACTGCATATTTGCCTGTTGTTGTTTGGCTTCCTTCGCTTGCTGCTCGTTGTTCATCTTGGCGTTCAAGTTCAAAATTTAGGTGAGCGATAGCCTTGCGGATGTCATCGCAGATAGGGTTATGTGGTTTCTTGCCTGCTCGCATTATGTAAGTTAGAGCAGTACCCAAGTTGTAATTGTCAGCTTGAAAGTCCATCACAACATCCTTCGCCTCTATCTTCAACGTCTTGCCGATGTAGTACTTTGGTGTCATTTGCCAAAGGTACATCATCCCAATAAATGTAGATGTGGTCATTCATTATTTAGAATCATTACAAATTAGCAAGAGGACTTGTGTATGTCATTTTTATTTTGTTTTTTTTACAAGTTGAATAGTTGACTTACTTAACTTAACTAATTAATCAACTTACAAGTTAACTCAAGTTGATAGTTAGTCAACTCTTAACTAAACCAAACAACTTAAAGAAAAAGAAACTTAATAAAGAAAAAGAAAGGAAGTTGCGTTCTAACGCATCCAAATACCTCAAGGCATACACATATACCCTTTTAGGTATAAACGCCCGCAGAACGCACCTAAAGACCCTCTACGGGTATAATTACTCCAATAGTTTATCTATCCACTTCTTTACGAAGTACGCAGCGACGAAAACAAGGGCAAGCATTGTTAGCCCACCTTCCAAAGTCCAACCCCTTTGCTTCTTCTCTTTGGTGAGAATCTTGGTCTGTGTCACTCGGATAGTATCCGGTAAGCAGGTTGCCTCAACCACGACCTTTCGGTCTATGTACTGAAGCTGAAGCCGAACCTTGTCTTGGTAAATTGTCGTGTCCTTGTAGAGTTCGAGCGTGTCGGTTAGGTACTTTGTCTGCGTGACAATCACCGTGTCCCTTACAACTACACTCTGAAGGACTGGTTTCACAGTAGCGCAACTGCTAACTACCGCAAGAGTCGCAGTCAGCAGGATTGTCCACATTACAAGTCGGTTGGGGTTTAGTTTCAAGGGAGTTGAGCCATTCATCAAAAGAGGAGGTATTTGGTTTTGCCATTGTGCTTGACTGCTTTTAGGATTTGTTTTCGGTTCTTGCTACTTGAGTAACTAACGTGAACCCACGATGGCGCACTATCAGAGCCAAATTCCCAAATGAGTTGGTCGAACTCTACATTCTCCCGAATCCAGTTAAAAAGCACCTCATTCCCTCCATCAAACTTTAGGTCAGCAGCTTGCCCTTGCGTATGCTGCGAGGTCTTTGCTCCCCCTACTTTGGCGTTTACCGCAGGGCTGCGGTAGGCACTCGTTACTTTGAGCGCGCCCAATGCATCTCTCGCAGGTTGTAAGACGTTTTCTGCAAGCGCACGGAGGTTTCCCTCAAGGTGCTTGGGTAAAGCGTTAGGAAGCCCTGTTTTTGTAGCGGTCAGTTCTTGGAGGCTAAAGTTCTTTGTCATCGCCCTTGACTTGCGTAAGGCTTCTTGTAGTTCTTGCTTGCCTTGTTGCTGCTTGCACTCTTGGAATGCTTGCCTCGCTTCTTGCTCTTACTGATTCTTTGGCTTATCGCCTGTTGCTTCGCCATCTTTAGGGTCTTTAAGAAATAGTAGTGCGAATGCACCCATCATAAAAGCACTCACCTCCGTAAGCGATGCCTTCTCATAGAAGACAAGCACGAAGCATAGTGCGATAATTAGCAGCCCTAAAAGCGTGGTCTTGGGGTTGCCGAAGATGCGCTCAATTAGCACCTTTGTCCTTGAGATAGTCCCTGCGCCACTTCCATAGCGTGTAGCCCAATGAGGCAAC